ACCACCACCATGTAATGCACCAGCTGCACCATAAGGACCAACAGCAGCTGCGTCTAACGCAGATGGCCATGCAGTACCTTGAGCAACACCAGTAATATCACCAGGTGCTGGAGCTCCTAAACCACCTGCACCAGCAGCTTGAGCTGCATCAGTTGCACCAGAATAGAATCTACGAATATAGTTAAAGTTGCCAAACGCTTCTGGATCAATCGCAGTATCAATATCGCCAATACCGTTATCAATAGCACCTGCACCAGCATTAGTAGTAATGCTTTCTGCATATTTGTAACGTAATGAATATACTAAACCAACTGGTCCAGACATAGGTTGTACACCAACGATTTCGGTAGCAATTGTACCAGGTATAATTCTTCGAATCATCGGGATTAAGATTTTACGGAAACCAGCTATTGCTGATGTATCAGTTGAACCAGTTGAAGCTGTTTCACTTAATACTTGTGTTCTTTGGTTCTCTAATAGCGGAGATAAGATTTTACGCTTACGATCATCTAAACCTTCTAAAAGGCCTTCTTTGATCTCTCCCCAGTTTTCAAAAAGTTCGTTCATTTTTTAAACTCCTGTTTAAATCAATTATGTATGTAGTTATTTATATGATTAAGCGGTTATACCGGCCAATCTTTGAAATTCGGATACTAATGTACTACCTGTTGCTTGACCGGCCCCTACAGGCGCTGTGCTTTCGCTTAAGTTATTACCAGTTTTAATAACAACCGGTTTAATACTTGCAGGTTTCACATTTTCTGAAACAACTGTTTCAGAAGAAGCTGGTGTTCCTTTAGATTCTTTTAAAACACGACCAATGTACTTGGCATATGATTCTGAAAGTTCTTCAGTAGGAACAGATTTAAGAATTGATTCCATCACATCACGGTTCTTTCCAGTTAAAGGAGAAAGAGTACTTTCCATTTTAATCTTACGAGTTAATGACGCTTTTTCTTTACTTACATTCTTAAATTTCTTTGACAATGTATCAATACGTGTTTTTGCTTCTTGTAATTCACGCTCAGTAGCGTTAGCATCAACAAAATATTTACGATACTCTGGTAAGAAAGCTTCAAATACTTTTCTTCCAAATTCTAATTTTTTAGCTTCTTGAATGTCATTACGTAATTCTGCAAATTCAGCTTCAACACGCATATTTAAAAATACGTCTAAGTTTTCAACTAATTGTGCTATATCATCACGCAACTGTACTGACATCTCTTGTTTTGCTTCTGTTAATTTTGCAGCATATTCAACTTCTAAATCACGAAATTTAGAAATATCATCACGCAATTCATCCATTTCTGCGATTAAGTAATCATTCATCTTAGCATCAATAGCTTCAATCAATGCATCACGAGTAGTAATCCACTGAGCTTTTAATTCAGTCTCTACTTGCAACTTTACCTCTTCACGTGTCTCTGCTTCAACTTTTTCTAATTGAAGTTGGAATGCGGATTCTAATTCTGACTTACTTTCTTCAGAAAGAATATCTGCATCCAATAGCTTTTTAAGCAGTTCATTCATTGGTTTTACTCCTTAATTTTCTTTGTAAATTAAATACTTATGGGGTTGTATTAAAAATTATTTATAACTATACCTAAATAATTAATACAAGATGAGTAACCTATTGATTACTATAGGCACTTTACACTATAAGAAGTTGGAAAGTACATACAATGTATTTATGTATGTAAACAGATGGTACATATAAATATATAAAATATTTGGAGGTTTAAAAATGACACAAGAATTATTAATTGAAACTCTATTGCCGGAACAATGCGGGTTAATTCATGAATCTACTAATGATGGTAAGAATTTATGGATTAATGGTATATTTGCTCAAAGCAATATAAAGAACAGAAATGGACGTAATTATCCATTAGATGAGATGGCCAAGGCAGTAAACACGTTGCTGGTAACTATTAAGGAAAATAATGGTATATTCGGTGAACTAGATCACCCTGCTACTATTGCATTAAACTCTGATAGAATATCACATGCTATAACAGAGCTCAGACTGGAAGGTAATAATGTTTATGGAAAAGCAAAAATATTACCAACACCGATGGGAAATATTTCTAAAGTCTTGATAGAAAGTGGTGTTAGAATGGGAGTTAGTACTAGAGGTACAGGCAATGTTACAAATGAGGGTATTGTTACTGACTATAATATGGCGACCATTGATATTGTTACTACACCAAGTGCACAAGGTGCATATCCTATGGCAGTATATGAGTCATTAGATATGGCAAGAAATGGAAATCAGATTATTACACTTGCAGAACAAGTTCGTGAAGATGATGCTGCTCAAAAATACCTGGTTAAAGAGATCACTAAATGGATCAACACTGGTTTTTTTGTTAGATAGTAAAAACATATTCAAAAAAAAAAGACTCATACGAGTCTTTTTTTTTGGTTTCATAAAAGTGTAATATTACTTCAACTCATCTTCGTCATCAGAATCATCAGAGTCTTTATCAGAATCTTCGTCATCATCATCTTCGTCAGAATCTGAATCATCTTCGTCATCAGAATCATCAGAGTCTTTATCAGAATCTTCGTCATCATCATCTTCGTCAGAATCTGAATCATCCTCTAATTCATCTTCATCTTCGTCATCAGAAGGTTTGCCTTCCAACTCATCATCTTCCATCTCATCTTCATCAGCTTCAATCAAGTTACGAATTTTTACACTAAGAACTTCATGAACAAGTGCTTTTGCACTTTTTTTATCTTCTGCAACAAAAGCATCTAACATTTTGCCTATTTTCTCTTTCATTTTTTAAAACTCCTAAAAAGTTATCAGTTTAACTATGTATCAATTATTTAGTTTAAAATAATCTTGTACGATATATTTATTTATAAATCTATGGTTTAATTAAGTTATTATTAAGCAGCAGGTGCGGGTGCAACAGGTGCAGTACTAGGTTCACCACCCATTCCCCCTTCAGCCCCAAGCTCACCACCCATCTCACCACCCATCTCACCACCCATCTCACCACCCATCTCACCACCTAAACCTACTCCCATACCACCACCCATACCACCACCCATACCACCCATACTATCAGCTGCAGGTGCATAAAGTTTAGCTATCATAGCATCAGCATTTGGATCTAAGCCACGTTCTTGCTTTAACAACTCTTCATTTGTAATGATTTCATCTTCTGATAATTGTAAGTATCTAGACATAACAAATCTTTTTGACATGTAAGGTACGCTATCAACACTAGACATTACACCTAATAATGTTCCATCCATATCTGCTTGTTTATATTTTTCATAATTCGATGGTTTAGGTAATTTAATTTTAAATAATGTAGGATCAATGTTAATATTACTTGAAAATAAGAAGCTCTTAAACTCACTATCTAACGTGTCTTCTATATTTAATTGTAAACGCTCAACAAATCTTGCAAATTGTTGTTCTTCAATATAAGCAGCACCTAACTTACCATCATTAAACATAGCACCATCACTACCACCCTTCATCCATGATATAGGTACTCGCAATCCTCTCATTACTTTATCAATAAAGTACTGTAAATCCTCTAAATTTCCTAAACCTTGTCCACCAGGTAAAACCTCTACTTTATTACCCCTACCTGTAGAACTTTGACTTAAGAAAATATCCTCAAGCATCGACATTGGATTATACACACTGTCAATACTATCCTGACCACCCATAGTAGATGGTACTTTTTTCTGTCTTATTTCATTCTTTATAGTTTCAAGATATTGTTTCTTTCTTTGTGGTGGCATCTCACCAGTATCAATATAGAAAACTCTACGTTCAGGTGCACGCTGTATACGATATATTATAATTGCATCTTCTAATAATTCTTTTTGTTTATGAGCTCTATAAATTGCACGTAATACAGACTCACCAAACGGTGCTGTATCGGACATATCATCATTTAAAGAAAAACAGATCATATTCGATGCATCAACATACTCGGTAGTATATTGAGTACCCATAGCATTTATAGTAGTATTAGGCATATCGGACGCTGTAGTTCCACCTGATGTTCCAGGCACCTTTGATCCTGTTCTAACTTGCCAACCAACAACCTCAGTTATATCTTCTGCATCAACAACTGCTGCTATAACATTTACAGATGGTACCCATTCCCATCCTTTAAATGAATCACGTTTTTTAAAATAACAATCACCATATTTAATAGCTGTTCTTGCTATCTTGTATAATCGACCACTAGATAGCTTGTGCATATTCGACCAATGTCGCAACGCAGCTCGTAATGTCATAACGATGTTATTATCAATATCTTGTGCATCTTCAGACTGCATATCTAAATCTAACACCATATCAGTCTTAGTATTGGGTGTCGTCATTTCCTCAGCAATAATATCGAGCGCTCTTGCTACCTCAACATCACTGTCCATAATATCATATTCACGTATTCTTGTTAATCTGGTAGCAGATCCCATAACAATACGCTGGTACCATGTGTAATTACCATAAGCTGCAGAGCTGGAGTTTACATTTTGATTATCAGTAACTGCAGTAACGGGTGATGTAGGTGTAACTAATTTATAATAATCTGTGAATTGACCCATTGTTTAACCACTTATATGTTTTTGATTAAGTATATTTATATTTTTTTAAAGGTAGGGAATAATATAGTATGCTGTAAAAAATTAACTAATTATGTTGACTTTTTATGAAAAGCATCTATAATATTAACAACAGAAAAAATAACTAAAGGGGAAACGGTCATGGGAGATTATCCAAGCGTATCAGTAGCAATTATCTTACTTGCGTTAGTCACCATCACTAATGCATATAAGATTATGATTGCAAAAAATGTTTTTGATATGCCGCAAACTTACGTAACTAGACTACTAGATGTATTACCAATCTGGTTGATAATTTACATCTTTTGTTCTACATTTTTCATTTAGGTGCAACAGTCTGAGATTTATTATTAGCATTATTCATAAACTCAAGCAAACCTGAAGCAGCAAGCTTATCTTGTTCTACAGTCTTATAAGTGTTTAATAAATCTTTATTTGCTGATGCACCTTCACGTGTGCTACCCACTATAGAACTTAATAACATAACAACCTGATCAAGCTTGCTTGATGTTTCAGCATGTTTCTCCTCTTGAGATGTTTGAGTGGTAGTATCCACCTGCTCAACCTCAGGTGGTTTTGGTAAACCAACAGGAGTCGATTCTTCATTTTCCCAAGCTGTTAATGCATCATTTAACGAATCCCACGAACTCCATATAGCAGTACCAGCAGCAACAAGACCGACAGCAGCTAAAACCTCAGGTGCAGTCACAACCGCCATTACACCTGTTGCAGCTGTAGCTAATGCAGTACCTGCACCTGCTAATAATCCTGTTTCTGCGACAGCAGCGGTTGTTGCCGTTGCAACAGCAGGTCCAACCTTTAATAATAACCCAGCACCTGCCACTTCAGCAGCTGTACTCACAATCCCACCAATTACTGACTTACTAGCACCACTAACATATGCATCAAGTTTTACAATTGCTTCTGACAACTCACCAATCTGTGTTGCAAGCTCGGTTGATGCATTGTGTGACATTTTAAGTTCTTTTTCATAACGATTACGAACTTCTGCATCCGCCTTTTTTGCCTCCAATTGACCACCTGACATCATAGTGTCTATAGCGTTTTTACCAAAACCTGCAGTCTTCTCGTGAAATGCGCCTATTTGGTTCTTCATTGTTAATAATGTTGCACCACTGTTTGTGTGTAATCTTGTGGCTTCTTGCTCTAATTGTGCTCGCAACTTAGCATCAGCAGTATTTCTTGCTCTTTCCTGTAACTCATTTGCCTTATCCCGTTCAGCCTGTGCCCGCAATACTACATCATTGTTTTTCAGACCCGCAATCAGTTTTTCTTCTATGTATGCAGCATCCGCTGCATCTCCTTCAGACAGTGGTGCACCATTTATAGTCTTAGCGTTTATTAATGCCGCTCGCTGTTTCTCCTCAGCAGTCAGGTTTGTTCCGTATGTAGCTAATAACTGTTGGAAAGATGCAGTTGCATTAGCTGCCTCCTCCACGGTTGATACGCTACCAGTCATACTTTTAACAAACTTATCTGTTTCTACTGCAGACATCCCCATCATTCTTGCATGAGATAATAAGCTTGCAATCTCAGTAGCATACGCAGACTTCTGTTTTGTAGACATTAGTGTTAGATTCTTCTGTACCTCTTCTGAATCACCAACAGCTGTTATATAATTAGCAATCTCTTCTACACTCATATTCGTGTATTTTGATGTTAATTGTAACTGCTTTCCAAAACTCTTAGCTATAGCTGTTGAATTCTCAACAGATACACGCTGGTGGTTTAATGAATTAGCTGCCTTGAAAGCAGCTTCTGAGAGCTTTGTACTCATCTCAACATCATAACCAGTAATCTTATTCATTACACTATTACTATTTTGCAATACAGTAACGTGATCCTTTAACCCGCCTGATAATTGGTTTACTACTTGCA